CGGTTGTACCTGTTCTAGCCCACGCTGCTGTATCTAATACACCGAGAACCGAAAATGGGTCCTCTAGTTCCATATTACTTATTATAGTGCCTAATTCTTCACCTGTCAAGCCTTTTTTGTATAATTCTCGATAAATTATTAAAGTTCCATCGTTTATGTCTATTGTTCCCCACAAACAACAGGATTCTGAAGCATATCCATAGTCAATTGCTTTGACTCTTTCCCACGGTAAAGGTATCTGAAAAGGAGGAATAACATGAACATTTGGACTAAATTCTACAAAGGCTGCACCTTCTGCAACTTCCCAGTTACCTTCAAGTAGTTGTCTACGTTGAATTGGCGGTAAAGATTTTAACATTTGTTCGTAGACTCCGTCCTCTGCGAGGTACGGATTATCTGCTAACTTAGCAGGTATAAACTTTCTTGTTAAACCATCATGACCCATAAAGCTAGTGTTTTCTTCTGCTGGTTCAATGTAACGCTTTTTAACCCACTGTGCACCAACACCACCGGGGTTAGCAGTACAACGTAGATAGGTTTGGATTTCAGGGTTGGTGGTTCTTAGACGTGATGCTAAATAGTTCCATGCAAATTCTGTAGGTAGGTGCGTGATTTCATCAAACCCTATCCAGCTATACGCTTGTCCTTGATAACGATACACGTCTGCATCTCTTTCAAGGAACCCAAATTCAATCTTAGCACCGCTTGGAAAGTTCCAAAGTTTTTCTACTTCTCTAAATTTTGCACCGGGAAAAGCTTGTGGATAAAGCTCCCTAGACTTGTCAATCATTTCTCTTAGTTCTGGCATAGAACGTCTTAAGATTAATGCACGATGGTCTTTAACATGACAATACCTTAAGGGGTCAACAATCATCGCAAACGATTTACCACCACCCGCAGCACCACCATAGAGAACATCCTTTTCAGCTGCTGCCAAAAATTCTGTTTGTGGACCTTCGTTAGGATGGAATAAAACTTTAGATTCTTTTATAGTTTCTTTTAGACTAGGAACTACTGTATCTAATTCTTCATTAGTAACTATATGGGAAGTTGTTTGCTCTGTAGCTTTTGTTATTACTAATTGTTCTTTCTTTAATTTTACTTCTTTGTATTGAAGTTTTTTTTTGAGCTTGTCTAGTTCTTTTTTTTCTCTTGCTAGTTTTTGTTTTCTACGTTGAGCTTCCGAATAATTATAATTACTTTTTACGCCTTTTGGTCTACCAGATTTTCTTCGTGGTTCTCCTTTGTCATTAAGTACAAAGTCTCCTTTGTCATCTTTAATATATTCATCAGGAAGTAATTCCCACAAAGGCTTTTTAACAATAAGAGCTAAACCAGCATGAGTAATTTTTCTACCGGATTCTTGTGTAATAAGCTCTGCTGCTTGTCGTAAAGAATATTCTTCAGACATAACAGACCTAATATACTTTTGTAAAATTTCTTGTTGTTCTTCGATTGGAGCTAAATAACCTTTAAAGGTTTTACTAATTTGATAACCAAAAGGTACAGTCTTACCTTTTTTCTTAATATAACCTTTTGGGATATCCACTATCTATATTTTGCTGTTTTTTCTGCAATGGCTTTTGGCTGTTTCACAAATTGTCTACCACGCTTTGTACCTTCTCGTTTAGCCTTGGTAGTAGCTGCATACTCCGAAGCAGAAAGACTTTTAATAGCTTTTTCAGGTAGATAGCGTTCTCCTGTTTTACTAGAAGGCTCACCAGACTTGGTACGCCATTTTTGTTTAGTCCACTTTCTAAGACTTCTTTGACTTTCTTTTAGTGACACGTTTCTTTTTAGGTTTTAGTGTTAAACATTTTTTAAGAAGCTTTGCATAAGCTTTCTTAGCTTTGTCCATTATTTCATGTAATCCAAAAAACATTTACTTATAACCTCCTCCGGCTGCTTTGTATTCTTTTGCTAATAGCTGGGCTTTTCGAGCAGACCATTGACCGGGTTTACCACCACGAGAACCAGCTTTAATCTCTTCGAAAAGCCTCTTACGCATACTTGGCTTGGTATAATTACCAGCTTCGTTAACTCTAGATTTAGATTTAGTTTTGGTTGTCGTTGTTTTTGTTGGCATTGTTAAATATTTTCTCCCAGTTATCTCTGTATCGGTCTGTATAGAATCCCGGTCTAGGGTTAGCACCTTTACCACCGTCTGATTTTTTGTAGACGTGATTTCTAAATGCTACAGGTCTTTCATCGCTGCCGATAGCTTTACCCATTACCACTTAACCTTATCAGCCCAGTAAGCTGCTGACATCTTTCCTTTTGAAATGTTAGAAGCATGACGAGCTTTAAAAGACTTTCTACGTGCTGCATAACTTGCAGACTCTCCAGCTTTCTTTGGAGAACCGCTAACACCTTGTTGACCAAACCTAATTGTTTTAACCTTATCGCCTTCCTTTGCAACAACCACATGGCTCTTGGTAGGATGACTAGGTGTTCTCTTTGGTTTGTTGTAGCCAGATACTCCAGCTCTTTCAAGTCTACTATCTTTTTTCATATTAGTGTATAACTCTATTTTGTTTTAAAGGTATTACATTTCCATGAGCATTATCGTTAGCATCCACATAGATACTATCAAGCTCACCCACAACAATAAGACCGTTCTTCGCTGCTGCTGCATCCGCTTTTTCAAACGTTTCAGCAATGATGTTAGGTCCTGCAAAAGTTGTTCCATAGGCATCAAACTCAGTCAGAAATATCTTCATAAGACCCTTCTGAGATATCTATGGTTTTCTTTTCAGGTAAGATAAAGATACCGCCAGAGACATTATGGTCTACTTCCAGTCTATCTTTTTTACCTAGACCAACTCTATCTAATATAGTTTGTGCTGCCTGTAGCTTTACATTTGCTTGAGGCATCGCAACAGGGTTGGTCATAACTTCAACAAGCTTGAATGCTGCTGAAGGGGCTTCCCTTGCAAGTACATCTGAGGCTAACTCTATTATTTCCTCTTTAAGACTTCGTAATACTTGATAATGGTTACCTGAGTATCCTGCAAGTTCCGCTGAAAGCTTTAAATCTCCTTTAGTCTCGATGAGGCTATTTAGGAATTTTTCTTGTTTTTCAGTAAGTGTTCTATCACTTTTCGTTAAGCTTTTCATATTATTATTATAGGGGCTTTTTAGTAGTTTGTCAAGCCTATATAAATATTTGTATGTTTTTATTGTTACCCTCTTGACAAAACGCTATCTGGAGTGTATAATGCTATTAAGGCTGCCGGGGTTAAATACCTATATCTAGCCCTACAAATCCCATGAAAATAACAATAAAAAGATTAAAGAACTTACAATATCAGTCAGAATTATTAATATTGTTCTTTTTCTTTTGTTTCTCTCTATATAGTACTATATAACCCAAATCTAACCTATATGGCACAGGGCTTTTGGTGCCAAATCTAACCTCTGCTTGACACTTTAAAACTCTGTAAAATGTTTGACCACTAGTATATATATAGGGGTGGGGGTAGGTGGCTCCTGCCCTGCCCTCTAAAGAACTTCACAAGCTCTACAGAGCTTGACAAATCTTTAGAACACACCCAAGCAGACTGCAAAACCTATTGAACTCTGTAAAGATTGAAAATCTTTAGAACTTGACAAGCTATTTTAAGCTCTAAAGAGCTTGTAAAATAAATTCAAAGCTCTACAGAGCTTCCCAAGAAATGCAGTGTTATAAAGCCTTTACAGGCTTTTTAAGAGGTGTTGACGACTAACCTAGCCGATAGGCTAAACAATCCCTTACAGAAGCTGTACAGAGCTTGTAAAGCTCTCCTGTGGCTTGATATGAAGTCTTGACAGGAATAACGAAGTTATCGTAGGGACTAAGGAGAAGTCTGAAAGACTTGAAATCTTGTAGGAATAACGAAGTTATCGTGGGAGATTTTGAAGGGGAAATAAAAAAGGGGCTAAAAAGCCCCTTTGAAGAACTACGAAGTAGTTTTAACCAAGACTTACAAGTTTCTTGTAAGACCTCATAGCTGTTAAGTCTTCCTTTGGAAGAGCTTTAAGAGAAAGTATCGAAGATACTTGACCTTGTGTCAAAGGCTTTCTAGCATCATTTAGCTTCGCTAAGTAATGACCACGAATTGTTCCAAACTTAATGTCCTTTGGACAATTCTTAGCTTTGCTAAACTGCATGGCAATCCTTTGGATTTGACCGTAGGTTGCAGTAGCGTTAGGGTTTTTCACTTGAAATGTAATTTCAGTATTCATATTTTTTTCCTTATCCCCTTTGGGGATGGTTTGCAACAGCACCATTGCTGAATGCCATTACATAGTAATACGCTTTTTGCAAATTTGTCAACATAATTTTCCTGCGTGATTTCTCCTACGCATAATGCCTGTGGAAACAGGCGAAAAATTCAATTTCTCCAAAATTACCCTCAAAAATCATCACAAAACCAAATCTAACCCCTAAAGTCTAATCAGACTTTAATTTTTCATCCCAAAATTTTACACGCTTAAATACCTACATAATTATTACATAAACAAAAGGTTTTAATGGCAGAAGACTTTATGTAAAGTATTATATCATAAACATAAAAACTTTACAATGTTTTACATAATCTTTTATGTGCAGGGTTTCCCCTTGACAAATGCCGAACAGCGTCTTAGAATGGTGGGGCTTTTGGCAATGTCGCCATCAGCATTTTCAAGGCTATCGAGCCTTTAAGGAAATTAATTATGTTAAAACTATACGAAGACTTTAGCGAAGCTAAACAAGAAAAACTTTTAAATTTTCAGACATCTGACGAGTTTGAAACTTTCTTTTTTGGAAAATATGGCAGAAGGCTATATACGATTAAAGTCGGCAGGAAATGGGTATATATGAAAAGCAATGCTCACAGAGTGAGAATGCCATTACGAAAGTTTAAAGTTCATGCTTTCTTGGAATGGCGAAGAATTGCTAGAACTCAAGCTAGTGTCGAAGCTATGCAAGAAACAGGCAAGTATAAGCGTAAAAATAATTGGTGGAAAGCCTTTGGCTTTGAAACCAATCCTGAAAACTTTGAATTCACTACTAAGGATTTAGCATG